GACAGTCTTGTAATTTATCGTCTTGCACGTGCACCTGAACGTCGTATATTCTACATCGACGTAGGTAACATGCCACGTGGTAAGGCGAACGAATACATGAAAGACATCATGGCAAAGTATCGCAACAAACTTGTCTATGATGCGTCTACCGGTCAGATCAAAGATGACCGTAAACATATGTCCATGTTGGAAGACTTCTGGTTACCTCGTAAAGAAGGTGGTCGAGGTACTGAGATCTCAACACTGCCAGGCGGCGACAATCTGGGACAGATCGATGACATCATTTATTTTCAAAAGAGATTGTATCGATCACTCAATGTCCCAGTAAACCGTTTGGAACAAGAGGCGCAGTTCTCTTTGGGTCGGTCTACTGAAATCTCTCGTGACGAAGTTAAGTTCCAGAAGTTTATTGACAAACTGCGTCGTCGATTCTCTATGATGTTCTTGGGTATTTTACGCAAGCAACTGATCTTGAAAGGTATCATTACAGAACAAGATTGGGAGTCGTGGAAAGATGATATCTACGTAGATTATGTGCGGGATAACTACTTTACAGAACTCAAGGAGATGGAGATCTACCGTGAACGTGCAGGTCTTCTAAACGAGATGTCTGGATTCGTAGGTGAGTTCATATCGAAAGAGTGGGCAATGCGTAATATTATGCGATTCTCTGACGAAGATATCGAAAATATTGAAAAGGAAATTGGAGGTGAGGTTGCATCGGGTGAAATAGAAAACCCGAAGGAACCAGAACCGGAAGTGAAACCTGAGCCGGAAGGAGATGATAATGACGGACAACAATGATGAAATAGTAATTGACGAACTTGAAGCGGAGCCGATTGAGGCACCAAATCCTATCGCGGATTTCTTAAATTCTGTCGAAGGACAGGATTTTGTTAATGCAGAAAGACAATTTGGTGATATGATTAATGATCGTCTTCAAAATGCAATGGATCAGGCAAAGATTAAAATTGCCTCTTCTTTGTACAATGACGAACTAGATGATGAAGAAGAAGAGGTTGAGTTAGACGTAGAAGAACTAGAAGACGAAATTGAAGTCGATGACGAAATCGATTTTGATGACGAAGATGATCTAGTTGCACCGGTCTAAAAACTTTTTTTTATAAATAAAACTGCAACAAAAGAAAAGGTTTCATATGAAAAAGTTCCAAGACATTCGCGAAAAACGTGCTAAGATGCCGCCAGGCGAACATGTCTTCGACAAAAAAGTGAATCGTCACACTGTGATGGTACACAAGAATAAAGGCAAGTTTGATGTGTTTATTGATGGTGATAAACTAGACACCTTCAAAACACAAAAAGAAGCGGAGAAAGCGGGTATCGCATTCGCTAAGGAATTCTAATGAAATTAATATCTGAATACACACAAAACGATGTTCAGTGCATCGTAGAGAAAAAAGAAGATGGCGAAAAGAATTACGTCATTGAAGGTGTATTTGCACAAGCAGAACAAAAGAATAGAAACGGTCGTGTCTATCCAAAAGCAGTAATGGAAAAGGCGGTCGGTAAATACGTCAAGGAACAGGTCGCACAGAAACGTGCAGTGGGTGAATTAAATCATCCTGAAGGGCCTACAGTAAACCTTGACAAGGTTTCACACCTCATCACTGACCTCAAGTTTGAAGGCAATGATGTGGTAGGAAAGGCACAAATATTGGATACTCCGATGGGTAAGATTGTGAAAGGTCTTCTAGAGGGTGGTGTTCAACTAGGCGTGTCAACTCGTGGTATGGGTAGTCTTGAGCAGCGAAACGGTACAATGTATGTACGTGACGATTTCATTCTCAATACAGTCGATATTGTACAAGATCCCTCTGCACCTGGCGCGTTTGTAAACGGCGTCATGGAAGGTGTAGAATGGGTCTGGAACAACGGTATTATTGAGGCTCAAGTCATTGAAGAAATGGAGACTGAAATTAAATCCGCTCCGAAAACGCATCTCTATGAGACGCAGATTCGCGAGTACAAGAATTTCCTCTCGTTGTTAAAATCTAACTTTAAGGAGTAAAACATATGTCTGATGACCAAAATGTTGAGCTTCCAGAAATTGAGGAAGCTAGTGCTCAGAAAATGCCGGTTGGAGATGAAGAGCAGTCTGTCGCTTCAGTAGATAAAGCGGGTGATGCTACATCACAAGCTCCTGCTCGAAGAGGCGATATGAAAGGTAAGGATGAGCCTGCTGGCCGTCCTAAGACTAAGGCAGCAATGATCAATGCAATGTTCACCAAGATGAACGGTATGTCTAAGGCAGAAATGGCTAAGATGTACGATTCATACATGGAAAGTGCAGAAGTAGAAGAAGATGGCGAAGCAGTTGAGTTGCCAGAATTTTCTTACACTGACGAACTAGATGATCTTGTTGAATCCGAAGCTACTTTGTCAGATGAGTTCAAAGCGAAAACCGCAATTATTTTTGAGACTGCAATTAAGTCTAAGCTCTCAGAAGAAGTTGAGCGTTTAGAAGATGAGTATCAAACTCGACTCGAAGAGGAATTGGACGCAACTCGTTCTGACCTCGTAGAGAAGATTGATTCATACCTGAACTATGTAGTTGAAAATTGGATGAAAGAGAACCAACTTGCTGTAGAACAGGGTCTACGCACAGAAATCGCAGAAGGGTTTATGACCAAGTTGCGTGATTTGTTCGAAGAGTCTTACGTAGAGGTTCCTGAGTCCAAGGTCGACTTAGTTGACGAACTTGCTGACCAAGTTGAAGAACTCGAAGAGTCTCTCAACAGCCGTACAGCAGAAGTTCTCGAAATGTCTGAGAAGATCGAGTCATTCCAACGCGAAGCGGTTATCCGCGAAGCGTCACGTGATCTCGCTGACACTCAGGTAGAAAAACTCGCTTCTTTAGTTTCAGGTCTAGACTTTGAAGATCAAGACACATTCGCAGAGAAAGTTAAGACTGTGAAAGAGTCATACTTCAAGTCAGAAGTGCCTGCACAAACAGAAGAAGTATCAGAAGATTGGTCTGCTGACGAAACAACAGAAGTAAGTTCTGTAATGTCACAGTACCTAACTGCAATCCAAAAAACCAATAAGTAAGGAGATTTCTAATGCAATCTTACGATCAATTAGTTGAGAAGTGGTCTCCCATTCTCAACGAAGAAAGCGCAGGTGCTATCAAAGATTCGCACCGTCGTGCTGTAACTGCTGCAGTTCTTGAGAACCAAGAAATTGCATTCCGTGAAGAAGCTCAGATGCGTGGTCTCACTGAGACTGCGGCTAACTCTGCTGGTGCTGGTACTGTTGCATCTGGTGGTGCAGCTGATAACTGGAACCCTGTACTGATCGCACTTGTACGTCGTGCAATGCCTAACCTCATGGCATACGACATCTGTGGTGTTCAGCCAATGGCTGGTCCTACTGGTCTTATCTTCGCAATGAAGTCACGTTTCAAGACTTCAAAAGCTGGTGTTATCGATGAGCAAGAAGCATTGTTCAACGAAGCGCCTGTAAACTACTCAGGTGACTCAACTACTACTGGCAACGGTACAACTGGTCCTTCAGGTTTGGAAGGCGCACGTGGTACTTTGGATCTGGACTCTTCAGGTTCTATCGTTGACTCAGGCGCAGCACTTGCACCTACAACTGGTGACGCATACACTACAACAGAAGCTGAAGCACTTGGTAACACAGGTGAGTCATTCGCAGAGATGGGATTCACCATCGAGAAGGCGACTGTAACTGCTAAGTCACGTGCGTTGAAGGCAGAGTACACTCTCGAACTCGCACAAGACCTGAAGGCAATCCACGGTCTTGACGCGGAGACAGAGTTGGCAAACATTCTGTCTACAGAAGTACTTGCGGAAATCAACCGCGAAGTAGTTCGTACTATTAACTCACAGGCAAAGATCGGTGCACGTCAAGCTAACGTCACTACTAAGGGTATCTTTGATCTTTCTTCAGACGCTGACGGTCGTTGGTCTGTTGAGAAGTTCAAGGGTCTGTTGGTACAGATCGAGCGTGAAGCAAACGTAATCGCGAAAGAAACTCGTCGTGGTAAGGGTAACGTAGTCATCTGTTCTTCAGATGTTGCTACTGCTCTTGTTGCTGCTGGTATGCTTGATTACACTCCATCACTTGCAACTAACTTGGAAGTTGATGACACTGGTAACACATTCGCTGGTGTATTGAACGGTCGTACACGTGTGTACATCGATCCATATGCAACTGGTGACTATGTTACTGTTGGTTATAAGGGTACTAACCCTTACGATGCTGGTGTATTCTACTGCCCATACGTACCTCTACAGATGGTTCGTGCGGTCGGGGAAGCCGACTTCCAACCGCGCATTGGGTTTAAGACTCGTTACGGCATGGCGTCAAACCCATTTGTGGGTACTTCACCTGCTGACGGTCTTGCAACTGCTCGTACTAACCAGTACTACCGTGTATTCCGTGTGGACAACATCCTCACATAAGAAAGATAATAAATCGGTACTAATTGGGACTCTTCGGAGTCCCTTTTTTTATGCAGCGTTTAGAGATTTCTCAGAGATGAGAGTTTCGATGAAATCATCAAGGTTTGCAAACTTTCTCTTTGTCTGTTCTTTGTGATATTCTTTCTTGATCATATAGAAATCACCAAGTTCAGAACCGGAACCTTCACAGTGAAGATCGATATGTGCACATTCACATTGAGAAATCGTCGTTCGCTTTGGTTCAGGAGCAACACCGGCAAGATGCAATCGACGTTCTACTTCACAAACCTTACCTTGTTGTTTGAACTGTGTCTCTTTATCTTTTGAGGTTGCAGACCTCTTTGCACTCTTAACAATAACAACCGAATCAAAGTCAGGGAAGTTAGACTTTACTGCTTCAGCGACTTTGGTCATACTGTCTACGTCATGCCAATGGGCAGACATCTTATCGATCATATTACCTTCGGTATTACCGGTGTTGGCATCGGACACCTTTCCCCAAACTGGGTCTTTCTTGTCATAGAAACGATCGATAGCAGTTTCAAACTGATCGTAAAAAGCATTCCAACATCCATCTTTAATTACATAATCACCTAAGTAAAAGTGAAGGAAAGTAAAGTATCGAATCTCTTTGTCAGATAATTTATTGACAGTCTTCGATCCAACTCGCTTTCTTGCGAACGCGAGAGACAACAACTTGTTGAGAAAAGTTCTTAAATCATTTTCTGGGAAGGGCATTGACTCAAACATCTTTGAATAGTCGTTAAACGTACCAGAAACGAGTTTCTTATTAAGTACCAACCAAGAGATTCTTGTCAATAACTGTTCGGTATCAAGTCGTTGATTACCTTTTTGCTTATAGACATACTTTCCTTTTTCTTCGGTAAAGAATGTGTGTGGTGCGTAATCACCAATAGCGCGAACAAAACCACGAATACCGTTAGCAAAATCGGTGTCACCGTAAGCATTTAACTGTTCTTGATCATTAACATACGTAGTCTCGTTAATTGTTCGGAAAAGATCACCTTTTTCAAAATTGCTCAATCCTTCGTACACTAGGAAGGTGATCTGAGTATTGAGAAAAAGTTCTTGTTCCTTTTCAGTCAAAGAGTTCCAAACGAGCGCCTCACCTTCTGGTGATAAAACAACAAGAGCACCGGACATGAAGTATTGTAGAGCACGTTTGCGGTGACCTCCGTCAATTGACTCAAAAATATAATAGCAATCATCTTCATCACACCGATGAAGAATTATCTGTCCGATAGAATAACCCTTAAACAATATTGACTCGATGATACCAGACATCTTCTTGTCGTACTTAGGAGATTCTGGAGTTCCGAACCAAGTGTTAACGGGTGGACGTTGATGAATTGGGTTAGCGTTTACAACATCAACCTGAAGATCGCCTTTACCTTCTCCGAAATAATCGCGAATAGTACACACGATACTTTCACTTTTCGCACGTTTAAGAATTTTTCTAGCAACACGCCGTTGCGTTCGATCACCACACAAGGTGATTTCTTCACCATTGATCTTGATTGTTTCTTTTTTCATTTTAAAACCTTCATCACAAATTACGGAGTAATTATATCATAACAATCTGGGTGTGTCAACAGTTTTATTATTTTAATTATGAATAGCCGACATTCGTTCCGCGAATGCGTGATAGTAGGCATCCTCGCTGAGTAGAACCTTGGAGTAGTTATTGCGATACTCTTCTAGTTTCTTTTCCAAAACATTATCATCACGTAACTCAAGGATTCGTTCTTCGAGTTCTTCAAACGTCTGGACTCTCTGCCATGGATCAATGTTGTATGTGTTGTCGATGTCATAGTCTTGCCACACAAACGGTATCATACCGATTGACAATGCCTCTGGGTATCGTGATGTGGTGGCGTGAGGATCTAACCAATTGAAACACAACGTAGCACGAGCGGGTTCTAACATAGGATAGAGTTTATTCCAATCCTTGATCCACTTAGACTCTCGTTTCACTCCGGACGGAAACCCACCGATCATAACGGTCGACAACTGCGAACGATAGATCTTGCGAATAGTTTTCTCTCGATCGTTACCGTGTTTCATTCTACCCCAATATGCAAAGTCGATGGACTTACCTTCGAACAATGCTTCGGATATAGGATTCTTTAGTCGTTGAATGAAGTGATACTTCATCCCGTGAATGTTGCCACTGAAGTCTATCTCATCAATCGTGATGAATTTCTTGATGTCGGGCAAGAAACTACGATATAACTCTTCGGTATCACCCCTATCACTGCGGAACATAACTACAGTTTTGCCGGCAAAGTATGGCGCGATCTTCTCGATATGTGACTGACTCTTCTCCAAGTCTTTGGGGTTCATCTGTAATTCACCGTGATACCGAAACTCTGAGTCACTAGGAATGACAATTACATCTGCCCACTCGATAGTCTCTGGTGTTCGTACAGGTTTCGATCCATCCAGTGAACAGTTATAGGTGGCGTAGTTGTGTTGTGGGTTTGCCTTCATCCACTTGACATAGTTCTCAAAGAAACTGTCAAGGACGGTTTGCAACGGCCCTTGATACCGCACAAAAGATCGTAGTCGTGCAATCGTAATATTCATCGTATGATGTCAATCTCATTCATGGTGTCTTGATTCCACACCTCAAGTGTATTTCGAATTCGACCTTCGCGGGTGAGTTTGTCGTATCGTTTGGTGGCGAGTTTCTTCCACCATGTAACTATATTATCTAGTTCGAATCTATCGAAGTTCTCTGCCTTAATCAGCGTGTCAGTCTTACCCAGCAGAACATCACGAGTGTTGGAGTATCCGTACTCACTCATATAGAATCGTTTCTGAGTAGTCACGTCACTAGCAGACGCAATTTTTGACGTAAAGTTTTCGTATGCTTCTTTATTATACTGTTTCAGAGATGACTTTACAACCTGAACCATCTTGGTCTGCATCTTTAGTTTACGAGACGACACACCTTTAGGTATGATTTCTTCGCCATCATTTTTCTTGGTGAACCAATCACGCATCTCCGGATAGAAGTCATCACCCAACGTCAATAGAAACTTAGACTGTGTGTCACCCTTATATCTGAGATAGGGACGCATACCATCATACATTGATGCACCCTTGAGATTGCCATACAACGATGTTGTCTCGAATAGACAAAACTCTGTGTCATATTTTTTATTCAGGAGACGGCGACTGTCGTGAGAACAACAGATAGCGGCGAGTAGTTTACCACCCAAGTAGTTATATCCAAACGGTTGTGCAGGGACAATGTTGAATCCCATGATAGCACGACGGTTGAATATGTCAAGATCAGGAACATCCCCAAGATACTCGTTTCGCGGTTTTGAGTTGATCAGTGGTGATCCGAATCGAATGAACCCGACGATGGTGTTCGTCGTGGTTTCTTTGACAACCATTTTGTGGGTTTTGCCTGGCGACTCATCGGGAGAAAAGGACGCCGTTTTTTCAAGAAGTGTGTCAAATAGTTCATTCGATATCTGTTGAATCCGGAAATTCATATCTTTGGGGTGCAAATCAAACCGCTGAAAGAGATCGTCTTCGACACTCAGGCCTGGTAGCGGGGTTGGGATGTTGCGTATCCGTTCAATCTTTCGTGCACGGAAGTAGTCATCGATACGACCAAAGTCATCGAAGTATTCTACCAGACGCGATGCGGCGTAATGTGCATCTTTCTCACTCAATAACATATAAATAGATAAACCAGTTTCATTTGAACAGTTAGTATACTAAAACTTTTATAGGAAATCAAGTTATGGCATCAAATACTTTTGACTGTGGCACAAACTATTTACAACCTACAGGGTTTAAGATTGTTATTAATCGAAGAGAGTTTCCTAACTTACAATTCTATGCACAGTCTGTTATTCATCCGGATGTAAATCTTCCGGCAACAGAAACAACCTTTTCGCGTATATCTAACGTTCCTTTTGTAGGTGACGCGGTAGAGTTTGGTCAACTACAAATGGATGTCCTTCTTGATGAAGACATGAACTCATACAGAGAACTTTTCTCGTGGATGACCACTGCAACTGATACTAAACACATTTTATCTAGCGCAGGAACAGCACGTGCATATGACGAACCTTCTTATCATGACATAACTGTAGCCATCTTGTCAAGCCATAATAATCTGAATAGAACTTTTCGTTACATCAACGGATTCCCTATCAGTGTAGGTCAGATTTCTCTGAACGCTACAACGTCAGAACAATATTTGTCGTTTCCCGTAACATTTAGATTTGACTATTTCCTATTTAATTGATATAATATAGTAGTTTATAACTACGGAACTTTGAAATGAATCTTGAAAAAATATTGGAAGAGTGGAAGACCGACTCTCGTATAGAAATGAATGCACTGGATGCCAGTTCGGTGCAAACTACCGTACTGCACGCCAAGTACCTAGAACTTCATGCGACTGCGAAGATACGCCTCAAAGACGCCGAATTCAAACAGTCTATCCTTATGAAGAACAAATGGTTGTGGTATCATGGGAAGTTGTCTCAGGAAGAGATTGAACGGTTTGGATGGTCGTATGATCCGTTCGATGGACTGAAGATACTCAAGGGTGATATGGCACAGTTCGTTGAGGCTGATCCTGAACTACAGGAATCAGAAGCGAGAATCGAGTACCTTAAAACGACTATAGAAACACTCAAGGATATACTGGAAAACCTCAAGTGGCGACACCAGACAATCCGCAACACACTAGAGTTCAAGAAGTTTGAGGCAGGATTTTGAGAACTCTACTGATAAGTGATGTTCATATCGGATTTAAATTTTCTAGAGCCGAAGACGCGGTGTCTGTTTTAGAAAATGAAAAGTTTGATAGACTCATTATGATAGGAGATATCTTTGATATACAGAGTATGATGCATCGTCCATACTGGGACGAACACCACACAAAGTTTCTCAAGAAAGTCCTGAAGATCGCGAAGACAAAAGAAGTGATCTATGTCATTGGCAATCATGACTACCCATTGTTTCATCTTCAGGAATATACAACTAAGTTGGCTGGCATAAAGTTTTACCGCAACTATACATATACATCTGGCGGTAAAACAATAACCTGTATACATGGTGATCAGTTCGATTCAGTGGGTCGTGGGTTTCAAATTGTTGGAGATTTTCTTTACAATCTGTTACTACACGTAAATCAGTGGGTTGGTTTCGTTCGGAAAATGTTTGGACTAAAGTATTGGTCTCTGAGTAAATGGTGTAAAGACAAAGTAAAGAACACTATAAGTAAGGCCTTCTCGATAGAAGATAAACTGCGTAATTTAGACGGCGCAGACGTAGTTGTTTACGGACATACACACATGCCATATGTAACTGAAGATCTGGTAAATACCGGAACATTTGTAGAGATCGCAACCTACGTGATTGAAAGAAATGGAAAGTTTAAACTAAAGGATTTAGATAAGTGATTGGAGAGTTTGGTTTACTTGCAATATTTTTGACACCGATGATATTCGGTGGGATCACTATGTACTACTCACATAAAGCAATTCATGAAGAAACTTTAAATAGATGGAAAAAATACGATGATTAAAAAAGTCGGTTATGCGGTAAGAGATCTTTATGATTTCTTTTTTGATTTGAAAGTAAACCCACTGCGACATATACCGAATGAGTTGACACAGTTCATTCTCATGTTCTATCTGTCCGTGATGTGGACAGTCGCGTTTACATTCTGGGCAGGCTGGACAATCTATTACGGCATTTATAGTGTCGCAGGTCACCTTGTGTTACTGGGTGCATTCTTTATCACTGCAATCACATTCCGTGACGCAGAGAAAAACAGGCACCTGTGGAAGTAATAAAGTTCACCATGAAGAACTATGCCATGCTCCAAATGACGGAGTGTGCGCCCCATATCGTCTCTGAACTGAGCGAACACTTTACCTTTGAGGTGCCTGGCGCAAAGTTCATGCCCGCAGTAAAGAAACGAGTCTGGGACGGCAAGATTCGTATGTTTAACCGTACCAACGGCGAGATCAACGCCGGTCTGTATG